ATCAGGATTCGCTGATTGTGGCAACGATCTTCAGCGCCAAAACGCAAGAGTTGATCCAATCAGAAGGTAATGTATTGTCAGAGGTTAAATCCGCTGAACAGATCAACGTAATGGACACTGATGCCGTATTCCAGGCTGGCGGCACCTGTGGATTCAACTCTTCTGGTACAACTAACTTCACACGCCGGACTCTTACTATTGGTAAGATCAAGGTGAACGAAAGCTTGTGTCCTAAAACTTTGCAGTCTACTTACCTGCAGTTAAAAATGAAGGCCGGTTCTCGTCCTGATGCGCCGCCTTTCGAAGATGTGTATTCTAACCGCAAGGCTTCCAAGATCGCCAAGGCTTTGGAGATCGCTTTGTGGCAAGGTGATACAACCAGCGGTTCAGCTAACCTGAACAAGTTCGATGGTTTTATTAAGATCATTGACGCTGCTGGCCTGGCTGTGGCTTCCAACGCCAAAAAAGGAACCGGTACTTTAACATCAACCACCGGTGCTGCTACCATAACAGGTCAAGGCTCGGCTTTCAATACTGAGGTTGGTGTTGGTGATAAAATCTATTCTGGATCTGTGCTGATTGGTACGGTGCTATCAATTCAGTCTGCTACTGGTTTGACTCTTACTGCCAACGGTGCTGCCGCTGTAACTACAGCTGCTTATACCATCGTGCCGGCTGCTTCTAAATCCTTTGCTTCTCCTGTACTGGCCACAACCGGTATCACTAAGACGAACGTAAGGGATATCGTTACCAACATCTGGCAGTCTATCCCTGCCGATGTAAAGGGTAATGATGATATCCGCATCTTCTGCGGATGGGAGGTATATGAGTTGTGGATCCAGGCATTGATTGACGCTAACCTGTATGCTTACAGTGCTGACAACAGTGCTCAGAAGTCAGGCGAAATGAAGATCCCCGGTACTCAATATACGCTGACCGCCGTTCACGGTCTGGATAGCACTAACCGCCTATATGCGCTGCGTATGAGCAATATGTATCTGGGTTGTGATATCCTTGGCGAAGAGGACAAATGGGAAATCTTCTTTGCAAAAGAGGCAGACGAAGTGCGCTTTGTGGCAGAATGGAAAACAGGTGTGCAAGTGGCCTTCCCTGCCGAGATTGTGCAGTTCACCCTGGCATAATATAAAAGTAATCAGGCGGTGTAACAGCCGCCTTTCTTTCAACCCTTTAATTCACTAAAAATGAGTTGTGCTTTAACGCAAGGACATGTTTTAGACTGCCGCGATGGCATTGGCGGTTCTAAAGAGTTCTACATAGCCGAATTTGATAGCATATCTGCGATTACCCTTGCAGCTGGTGTGGTGACAGCCATTACCAAGCTGGCCGGAAAGCAGTTCTATAAATACGCGCAGGTTAAGCAAACCTCTGAGTGTGATGAGGCACTTACCACATCTGAGGAAAATGGCTCTGTTTATTCCAAGCAGACTGTTAAGATTGTTTTGAATAAACGCCAGGCCACAGTACGCAATGAGATCATGCTGCTTGCTAAAAACCGCCTGATCATAATTGAAGTTGACCGCAATGGTCAAGCCTGGATCTATGGCCGTCAAAATGGTGTGCTGCTGGATAACGGTGCTGCCAAATCCGGTAAGGCCATGGCCGACCGCAACGGGTATGAGCTTCAGTTTGGAGGTTTTGAACCTGAACTGGCTGAAAACGTGCAGGCTTCCCTTATTGCTACTTTAACCACTCCTGGTCCATAATATTTCTCTATCCCGGAATTTCCAGCTGTTTGCAAAAGCTCCTGTTTCCACAGGAGCTTTTTTGTTATGCAGTCGGTACAAAATAGCCATCTGCCACACTATCAGTATGCTCCTACTTACGCAGGGTAAAACAGATGATCAAATTGTGGTAACGCTTACAGAAAAGGCTACCCTTACAGATCCTCATTACCTGTTTGTATTTGAGCATTTCACCACAAAGGAAATCGTGCGGTTTGTGGCCGGTCCTGACCAAAGCCTGTACCCTGCCCGGTTCAATGCCTTTGCGATCAATACGGCCTCACTGTTTGCAAATGCATCTATAGGCCAATGGAGCTACAAGGTATATGAGCAGGCAAGTGCAGTAAATACAGACGAGGCAGGACTCAACGAAGTGGAAAACGGGCGCATGCTATTAGATAAGAGCGGCAATTTCAGTTATCAACAGTACGAACCTACAACCAACTATAAGGCTTATGGCGGATAATGCGCAGGTCATAACAGTAGAATTGAACTTCTCAGACAGCAAGCTGCCTGAGTTCAAAAAGGTAAATAATAAGTCTTACATCTTATTTGGTGAGGATGACAAGTACCCGGAATATCTTCTGTATTTATACGGCAAATCACCCAAACATGGCGCCATTGTAGGAGGTAAGAAAGATTACATTTTTGGAGGTGGATTAAAGTCAGACGATGCAACCGTTCAGAATTGGTTAAAGAAGATAAACAGTGCAGGAGAGAGTGGCAATGATGTAGCCGAAAAGAGCCTACTGGATATTGAGATATTTGGCGGCTTTTATTGGCAGGTCATTTTCAATGCAAAGGGCGCTATTCAGGATATATACCATGTAGAGTTTCATAAGGTCCGTTCCAATGAGGACAATACGGAATTTTATTATAAAAGGAATTGGGCAGACAGGAAAGAAGATATAAAAAAATTCCCGGCATTTGACCCGGATGAGCCCAAGACCTCGATCTTCTTTTATACCGAATACCGCCCTAATAGCGGCGCCTATTGCCTTCCTGGTTACATCTCTTCCAACAACTACATAGAGGCTGATGTTGAAGTTTCTAAGCACACGCTGACCAATTCAAAGACAGGATTCAGCGCCTCTAAGTTTATTAACTTCTATAATGGTGAGCCAGAAGAGGATAAGAAGAAAGTTATTGAGCGTAGGTTCAACGAGAAGTTCACCGGATCCGAAGGAAAGAAGATCATTATTGGCTTTAACAACGATCCAAACAAAAAGCCAACCATTGACGATTTAGGTTCTAGCGATCTGACTAAGGAAGATTTCAAAGCGGTTGATGATCTTATATCTTCTAATATATATGCTGGCCATAGAATTACTTCGCCGATCCTTTTCGGCATTAAAGAAGAAGGTCAGCTAGGGGGCCACAATGAGCTTCGTATTGCTTACGAGATTTTCAATAATACTTACGTCAAGGCAAAGCAGGCGCAGTTTGAACGGATCATCAACCAGTTTGCCAGCTTTAAAGGTCTGGCCACAGATATCAAGCTGATTAAAACCGACCCTGTTGGAATTGAGTTCACCGATCAAACCCTTTTACAAGCTGCCCCTCGCTCCTGGCTGTTGGAGAAAATGGGCATCGATACCACCAAGTATACGGATGGACCTGTAGGCGCTAAAGCAGCTACCGAAGTTCATATGCCAGGAGGCGCAGCGGGTGAACAACAGATGGTGAATGATAATATCAAGAACCTTACAGCTAAACAGCACCAGCAGCTAATGCGCATTATTCGCCAGTACTCCAAAGGTCAGCTAACCAGGCAGGCCGCAACCACGCTGCTTAAAACTTCATTAGGCTTGAACGATGAGGATATTAGTTCATTGCTCGGTATTGAGGATGGATTCAGCGCAGACTTCACAGAGGAAGATGTTGCCGATATGTTCAGCGAGACAGGAGAGAGCCGGGAACAGTTTGAAGTGATTCAGAGTAAGGAAGTAAAGTTTGAGAGTGATAAGGATGCCATTGAATTTGAAATGAGTTTCTTCCTACAGTTCGCAGAAGATGCCGCTGGTAACGAAGTTCCTGAACCGGGAATATTGGATGAGATCCGCAAAAAGATTGGTGATATCAAAAAAATAACCCGCAAGCTGCCGAAGATACAGGTCATGTACTCTTATGAGGTGATGCCCGGCGTAGGTGCTGCAGTGATCCCAACTACACGGCCATTCTGCAGAAAGTTAGTTGAACTGGATCGGTTTTATACCCGCCAGCAAATTGAAGCCATTTCAGAAAGGTTGGGGTATAGCGTATGGAATAGGAGAGGCGGATTCTGGAACAATAACGGCACCATTGAGCCACACTGCCGGCATATGTGGAAATCAAATGTGGTGATTAAAAAAAGCTAAAAACTACCCTTTATATGAGAAGGAACAAATTGAGCACTTTTCATCGTGTCGCAGCTTTAGCAATGGGTCTTGCTACTTTAGGAATGGGACCAGCATCAACAAAAGCAGAAGCTTCGCAGCCATCCAACGTAACGCAAAGCCAAAGCAAGAAGGATGCAATTCAGGTAAGACATGCGCCGGTTAGACCTGTGGGCAAGAAAAGTCAATTCCACGGCGCAGGAGACGCCAACCCTTACAAGCACAATCGTACACCTAAAAAGAACCAGCGCCAGTTAAGAAAGCTGTGGAGGCAAAACCCACATATCAGAAGCAAGTATAAATAATAGCCATGAGCAAAAACATCTTAATCATATCACCGAGCCTGCTGAAAGAAAGGACGGCGCTGCATGACAACGTTGATGAAAAGCTGATATATCCTGAGATCAAGGCTGCTCAGGATATATACGTACTGCCGCTGCTGGGAAGTGCTTTGTTCAACAAGATACTTGCCGACATAGCAGCTAGCACCCTGAGCGGTGATTATAAGACGCTGGTTGATGATTACCTGATTGATATGCTTTGCAATTACGTGCTGGCTGAACTGCCTGACGGTATCAATTACCAGTACACCAATAAAGGTGTTGTGACCAAGCAAAACGACAATACTACGCCGCCAAGCATGTCGGATATGTACGCCACTATTGCCAAGTACAAGAACAGGGCAGAGCATTATAAAAAGCGTACACTCATGTACCTGGTGCAGAATGCGCCGACCAAGTTCCCTGAGTATATCAATCCAGGGCAGGGCGTTGATGACGTGCGTCCGGAAAGACATGCCTTTTCCAATCCGATCTATTTAGGTGATGAGGATCCTCATTACAGGACATATGAGGAAAAGTATCAGGGTAACCGTCCTAATTGCTGCGATTAATTATGCCAAAGAAAGTAACCAATAAGAACGAGGAAAAGCTGAAAAGCTATCTGCAATCAGTAAAGCATGACACTAAACCAAGCAATAGCAAGAATAAAAAGCATCGCAGAAAGTCATAAGCAGATTCACCATTTCTATTTTGGTGATATCGTGGAATGGCTTTCAAACGGTGAGGTGACTTATCCTGCCTGCTTTGTTGATATCAACAGTGCCACTATTGACAAGGCCAACCGCCAAACCCGCTACACTGTGGAACTGTGGCTGGCAGACCTGGTGAACGTCAGCAAGGATGCCAGGGAGAACGAGCAGGAGGTATTTAGTGATCTGATATCAATTGTCGAAGATTTGACAGCCCTGATTTGCAGCCCTCAATTTCAAGATGATTGGACGGTAAGCGAGGTTTTCCCGCTCCAATTATATAAAGAGAAGTTCGAAGATTGGACAGCGGCGGTAAAAGTCACACTAGATATAGCAACCGATTATTTAAGCGACGAATGTCAGGTACCAAAACTATAACGCTATGAACTGTGATTTATCACAAGGTTTTGAACAGGGTTGCCGTAACGGTGTAGGAGGATCAAAAGAATTCTACATTATTGAGCAGAGTAATGCCGTGATCACAGTGGATAGCGGAGTTGTAACAGATATAACCCTTTTACCAGGCAAACAGTTCTTTAAATACAACCAGGTTAAGCAAACATCAGAAGCAGATGAGCAGCTTACGGTGAGCGAAGAGAATGGCAGTATCTATGCCAAACAGACTGTAAAGCTGGTGCTGAATAAAAGGGATATCACTGTTGCTAATGAGATCATGCAGCTTGCCAAAAACCTGTTAGTGATAATTGAGGCTGATCAAAACGGCAACGGCTGGCTTTATGGCCTGTTGAATGGTCTTACGCTTATCCCTTCCAGTGCTAAGAGCGGGAAGGCGATGGGAGACAGGAACGGCTATGAGATCAGCTTCGAAGGGGAGGAACCAGAACTGGCGCCATCGGTTGCAGCTTCAATAATAGCAGGTCTTGTCATACCCGCTCTGGTTTATGCGGTGATAGAAGAGGGAGGGCCAAGTATACGCACAGAAGACGGACAAACAATAATTCCAGAATAATATGAAACAGTTTACGCTTTTATTATTACTATTTCTAACCATTGCGACCAACGCACAGGTTAAGATATCGCAGATGCCACCTTATACAGGGAATGCAGATAGTGTGCAAATACCAGTTGTCTTGAGTGGATCTAACTATAAATATCCAGGGTATAAGCTAGTGCAAAACCAATACAGCGCAAAACAAACAGCAAGCGCATGGATTGATAGTTTAAAGGTGACTAAAATAGAATCTACAGATGCCACAAATGGAGTCATACTTAGAAGCTCCGACGGCTCCCGGTGGCGTATCACAATTGATAACGACGGTGCCTTACGGTCAACTAAATTATAAACAAAGCTTTTTTTACTATGCCCAGACATTTAATTGAGACTGATTTAAAAATGAAATTAAGCCTTCAGAACTATGAAGGCGCTACGGACTTAAATTATCCGCTTGGAGTATTTTCAACTACGGGGACTTATTTAGGTATTGCCACAAATGCCGCTGAATATATGGCGTTATGGAATGCCGATGCAAATAATCAGGAGTTAGGTACAATCACATCGGGCACTGGCACGGTGTTCGACTTTTTCCCTAAGTACATTAATGTAGTTGCAAACCTTTATGCATTGGAATATTACACCATTCAGGCTTACACTAACGTGGTGCTCCATTTGGACGATGGTGATATAGTTGTTTATAATAATGGAGCAACAATTAAAAAGGCTTCTGATTCTCCTTTAGTTGATTCTGATACGAAGCGTGAATGGAATCCAGATGTACAAACCCCATCAGTAAATTGGCACGTTCCACAGTTCTTTTGCAGGGAAGTCACTTGTACGGGTTATGCAAATAATGCTATAATGAACGTTTTCCACAGTCGTACCAGTAAGGTGTTTGGCTCCAGATTATCCTTTGGTCAATATACTATTTCGGGGGTGTTACCAACAGGCTTGAAATATTTTTACATGTGTGGTCAAGGTTCGACTGATTACAATGCCGTTACAAACTGGAATAGCTTAAATAAATTAGAGTGGTTCTTAACGCAACATGCGGGTGGCGGGGTATGGTACCTGGATGATAGTAAGCTACCAACCCTCAACACTTCGAGTTTGAAAGGCGTGATGTTTGGCGAGTATTTAACTAATGTATTTACAAAAGCAAAAGCCAATCTGAATGCAATAGCAGGTCAAGTGAAACAGATTGTATTTACACAAAACGGCGCTGTCAATTTTACAAACGATTCCACCTTGATTGATAGCCTGCCACCATTCTCCGAGCTTTTAAAAATAAACAATGGCGCAGCGACTACTTCAGCGGCAATTGACTACGCAATAAATACATTGGGCACGTTGCTTACAGGCATTGTTCCAAGTGGTGAAGCCGCTATAAAAATTACTAACTCAAATGTCCGAACTGCTGCATCAGACACGGCATACAATGCCCTGGTGGCCGCTGGCTGGACAATAACTCTTACTTAATATGAATTCAGAATTTGTAAAGATTGGCGATGATATAAAAAAACCAAGCCCTAACATAAGGCTAATCAATCATGCAAAAGTCTTGGACGAGTTGAAGCAACGCCAACCGTCCTTTACCGCAGCGCACATTACCGACATTCACTTAAAGCCATTTGGCACTTGTTTGGCAAGGCTACCAATTTTTAAGGCATCTCTTCAAGGTCAAAATATTGACTATATTCTCAATACTGGCGATTCTTTAGACTGGCCCACCAATAGCGACTTAACCCAACTGGCTTCGTTTGTGGCTGATATGAATGCCATTAAACCAATGATTGCAGCACGGGGGAACCATGACGGTGGGGCTACCAATGTTCAGTTAGGAATGCCCACCTCAAACTATTTCTATCAGGATATAGGTACAAAGTGGAGAATAATTGTATTATACTCTCAAGGCGGCGGCAACTATTCTTTAGGAACTACACAAATGGCATGGCTTTCGGATTTGCTTGGCAAATCGTCGGATAAGAATGTATGCATCATGAGTCATGTACCTATTTGCGGAGTGGCAGGAATGATTTGGTATACGTTCGGAGTAAATCCGGTTGTGGCTGGAACCTGGAATCCAACAGTTGACCAGCACAACGACATTTCGGCCATCGTTGAATTGTTTCGAAATAACCCTTGTGTTAAAGTGGCTTTGTCCGGTCATCAGCACATATATGACGATACCGTATATCAGGGAGTCCGGTATCTGTGTGGAGGGGCCGTTTGCGCCGACTGGTGGAATACAACAAATTACCATGAGAAATATAATCATGCTGGCTACAGGATGATTAAGTTCTACGATGATGGAAGTGTGACCTACGAAAATATTTATTATTAACGCTTTGGAAGTTTAAATCCCTAAGGAAAAGCTGGTGGAACAAATAATAAAAACCAAAATTAAACTGACCTTATGAAAATAACTGCTGGCCTCACACTCGCTTTTATCAAGCTCGCCTTCTTCCCAAATTCCCAGCTACTTATGTGGATGGGAATTGCAATTGTTTTGGATTTTATTACCGGCGTAGCAAAAGCGGTGATTAACAAAGAGGCCCGGACCTCTTCAGGGTACAGAAAAACCCTAGTTAAGTTTTTGCAGTATGGCACTTCCATAGCCGTAGGGGTAATTCTGCAGAATGCCGCCAAGCAGAATAACTGGTCAGGTGCTGATCTGCTTTCCTGGTTCAATGATGGCCTATTGGTCTTTATCATTTACATAGAGGTTACCAGCATATTTGAAAACGCCTATGCCTGTGACAAGAATAGCCTTATGTCTCAGTACCTGTTTCAACCGGCGCTGAAACTTCTAACCTTCCAATTGAAAAACAACCCTGTTATTCAAGCCGCAAACAATACTGATAAATCATGAAAAAAGAACGCTACCCTTTTACTTTCTTGTTCTGGCTCACGGCCATTGTACTAGCTGTTGGTTTTGGTTGCTGTCTCACCAGCTGCGCTGCTTCCAAGACGAAACAAAACAGTCATGTTGATAGCTTGAGCCAGACGCAGGAGAAAAGAGATACGGCCAGTCTGCATGATTCCGCCTTTTTGCATAAGGATCAAGCCAAGCAAAAGGCGCAGGTCTCAGCATCTGTAAAAAGAGAAGAGATGGCCATTTATGAATTTAAGGAGGAAACGGAGTACGACAGTGCGGGCAAGGTGAAGAAGTTCACCAAGACTACCAAGCAGACGAACGCCCACAAGGATAGTTCAGGGAATGGTATTGCTTGGATATTCGATCATTCAAAATCGGATTCTTCCGGCTATCAGAACCGGGACACCGGGAGCCACGCCAAGCAGGGCAGCACTCAATTGCATAAAGATGAAAGCAGTAAACAGGTTAAAGGAAGTAACCGAGGCTGGCTCTGGTGGTTGTTACTGATCCCTGTGGGTTATTTGGTATGGGATAACCGTAGCCTCATTTGGGGCCTATTGAGTGGGGGGCTGGAATGGATAAAGCGAATTGTGGTAAAGCTGTTTACAGGGCCGTAAACCTGTGAAGCAACACCGCGCCTATGAACCACCAACCAACCCCAACCCTTTGAAACAGTCCGTACTCTATTAAAACTTTTTACGATGAAGCCGCAAGACTTTGTGAAAGCTTATTACCCGGATGCTTTGAAAACGCAAATTGAAACCGGCATTGATGCCAGGGCAACACTATCGCAGGCGGCACTTGAATCTGCCTGGGGAGACGCAGCACCTGGCAATATGTTCTTTGGGGTGAAAGATTCGGACGGCGTGAACGGCAACGAGCAGCTACTTATAACAACAGAATACAGCCGCAGGGCTGATATGAAGTTCCCGGTGATCCTGTCCATTACTCCTGTGATCCGTAACGGGCAGAAATGGTTTAAGTATCGGATTAAGGACTATTTCAGGAAATATAATACCCCAGCCGATTGCTTTACCGATCATGCAAAGTTCTTCCTTCGCAATCCACGTTATGGCGCAGCCCTTGCAGTAAAGCAGGATCCTTACAAGTTTGTTGAAAAGGTTGCAAAAGCGGGGTATGCTACAGATCCGGATTATGCAAATAAGCTAAAAGAGATCATTCATATAATTGAAAAATATATTCCAAAGGCCGTAACGGCATAAGGCAGTTTTCATGGTTAAGGGTAGTGCCTCGCTGATCTCGGCGGGGCTTCTTTTTTATTGGCACACCCATTGCAAGACCCCTTATATCAACTAATCATAAACCTTAAAGAAAGCTCTGCCTGGCTCCATGGGAGACCGCGGGGCTTTTCTTATGACCTTGCACCATTCGCCATAAAAGGCGAATAATTGAAAAATTCGCCTTTTTAAGCAAACGGATTATTCACCCTCTTTACCCGGTCGTGCTTTCTCTTCTGCTGCTTCACGTCATAGATCTGCACTACCATCGCCGTTGAAGTATGGGCATTATGCTCCGCTGCTAGTTTGGTCGCTTCAGCAGCTGGCGCTTGTAATTCCAGATGATCAATTGTTTCTGAAGTATTCAGGTGTTTTAGGGAATAGAAGTCTGCCGTTATTATTACTTCCTTTCCATTGATTATATGAACCCGGTCCACATACTTACCTTTCCCGCCCTTTCTCCCCTCGGTATAAACAAACTTCTTTTTAACCAGAGAGAACCACCTGCGGGTAATCTGCTTTGAGGTGATTTGTGTCGAACCTGGCTGAAGGCCTTTGGAGAAAACATAATCATCTGGCTGGCATCCTTCCATTGCTTCCCTCCAAAATGGCATAGCAATGTTCTTTATGGTACGCCACACAATTCGGGGTTTGCGGCCTTTTTTAATAATAGTCTTGTAACGTTGTGATTCCAGTTCTACATCTGAACCCTTTACTTTCATTAGCTCTGTGATTCGGGCGCCCGAATGAAAGAAGATATGCAGGAACCGGTGGAACTCTGGGTATTGGGTAAGCAGAAGATCATTGATGTATCTGCGCTGTTCGCTGGTAAGTACAACCTTTTCATCTTTCTCCATGGGCGGCTTGACCTTGATATCGTTAATGATGTTGCTCTCAACTGCCTGAATCTCGGTCAGTTCAGAAAACAGGATCTTCAGGTATTTGCGAAAATGATTGAATGTGTTATCTGTAAACAGTGAAAGGGTTTGCCGAAGGTGATCCAGAATGAATACAATATGCTTACGTTTTACTTCTGAAATAAATAGTGTGTGGTAGTTCAAATGCAGGGCAGCCTTGGCCACGTTCTCAATAATATAATTACTGATCTCCTTTCGTGTTTTTTCTTCCAGTGTCACCCGGGCCAGCGCTGCTCTTAATGCAGGGATAAAAAGAGTATGGGCATCAATTTCATATTTGACCTCCCGGACCTCGACCACTTTTCTTAAAAAGGGATTGTAGCCAGCACCTAGGATTTGCTCAAGAGTATCAATGGCCAGTTCAGTTGCATGCTTTCGCTGGCCAATCTCTTTGAACTTGTTCATGGTCATGATCTTGACCTGTTTCGGCGCAGTCCTGGTAGGATCATAAAAGCGGTAATGAATGCGCCAAGGGGCAGAACATTTTTTTAAGGATTTCCAATTTTGTGGAGTGACAGAAATTACGCTGCGAGAGCAGCCGTTTGGTAGTTGAATTCTGGATTGTGACATAACGTAGCATTTTGAGTTGTGACCTAAACTGTGACTTTTAGGGAAAATGCTACAGACGAAGAAGAAGATAAAAAAACCTCAAACCCTTACTGGATAAAGATTTGAGGTTGTGTGGGAGTTGACGGGTTCGAACCGCCGACCCTCTGCTTGTAAGGCAGATGCTCCATATCTTTATCCACGCCTGTTGCGGGTTTCAGCCGATTTACATAGGGGTAATATGATGAATTGTGACTTCATTTGTGACCTTTAGAAATTGGTTATTCTGTCTCTTCTTCCTGCATTTTATCAATGTCAGGGTAATACTTAAACTTCATGTTATTCAGGATCAGTGCGCCCATTTTATTCTTTGCCCGGCATTTTACATTGATCAAATACCATTGCCTGTCTTTTATGGGATTGGCTTTCAAGCTGTCCAATTCCTTTTGGTCAGCCGCTATCCTGTCCCGTAAGATACCGGCCATGATATCATCCTTTTCTTTTAAAACGGAATCCAGCCTGTGCTTATCATTCTCTAAATATTCACCCTTCCATTGCAGTTCAATTTCATAGCTCTTTTTTTCACTCATTGTATCAATCGCCATGGACACGAACTGATACGAAGATGGGTCATTGAAATTGGCAACAACAGTATCTTTCATATACTGTTTAACACGGCTTTCTAAGGTTTTCTTTTGTGAGCATGAAAAGGCAACTATTGCCAGGGTAAGGATTGCAATTGATTTTCTCATATATGTGGGGTTTGGTTTACAGAACATTAAAGACAGCCTTCGCCTTCCATATCTTCAGAATGTCTTTTTTCAAGATAGGCGTTGTATTGGCCTCCTTATTATACGGCACTAGAATGAACTTCTTCGGATCCGATTCGTGCGGATGGATATATTTAATCGTTTCCACTCCATTCTTAGCACGGATAATGTAAATGTCACCGGATGGGATAAAAGAAAAATCTGTTATCTCTTCACCAACAACCAGGGCATGGTTGCGGATCAGCGGGTGCATACTGTCCCCGGTAGCTCTTACTCCATAATTGCAATGTCTTAGACCGGGGATTGTAACCCAGAAATCTGCTTTCTCTGTCGGGGTGTCTCTGTAGCTTTCCACGTTTCCTAGAGTATATGGTGTGTCTTCGTAAATGGGAATACCTTCCTTTGTTCCGTTAAGCTTTTTGTCCCGCAATTGTTCCCTGAAGCTTTTTGTCTTTTCAACTTCCTCTTTGGTTGGAACTTTTGGTAACTTATCGGCTTTGCACAGCTGGTCAATGGGTATCCCAAAATATTTTTCAATAAGGATCGTGTCCTCTTCTCTTGGGTTAAAGTCTTTCTTTTCCCATGATCTAAGCCTTTCAGAATCAATGCCTATTGCGTCAGCGAGGAGCTGCGCGGAAACATGATGTAAGGTCCTGAGTCTTTTTATTTCTTTCCCGAATGCCATAAATGCAACAATGTGTCTAAAATATTTATTTGGAACTATTTGGAATGTTCCAAATAGTTACCATACTTTTGTTTAAACAATCGTTACAACGAATATAAAAACAAAAAGCAATGAGACTCAAGAAAAGCGTGCTTAACAAGATCAACACTCTCGATGTCAGACTTAAACTGGCATCTGCTTTACAGTTTTCTGAAACCTGGATCCGTGAATTAATACGGCAGAATAAAGAAAACGGCCCGCTTACCACATTTAAAGCACTTGAGGTTATTCGTGAGGAAACTGGCTTATCAGATGATCAATTGCTGGTTGACAATCCCGTTCCGTCCCTGTAAAGATGCCCGTACCAACTGCAAAAGTTTTCTTAACAACTACCCAATAAATTCTAAAACCACCAACTAACCCCCATGAACAAGGAAACAAAAAGGAGAAGTATCCGCGAGTTTGAGGCAATCATTGACCTGCCTGATACTTCTTACTTCGTGAAGAACGAAAGCAGCATCCGCTTCTGCTACATCATGCATGGCCGTTATGAGTACATTAATCTGGCTACACCTCTTGAAATCGCTCAATTCCTGAAAAAGCATGGAATGATAAAGTCTTATGCCGTGATCGGTCAGCGAGTTGAAATGTATAAAGCCTCCCTCATCACAACCGTAGGTCCTAAAGGCCAGCCGGTGCTTCACGAATCCATTACAAAGGTTGACGTTGCTGCCCTGTCATTCACCAGGAGTGAGGTTGTACACTTTGCCGCCGTGAACGAATGGAACAAGACAATGAAGCAGATGGCGCCAGTGGTTAGAATGTTCACCCCGATTGTAAGGAGGGTTGCATAAACGAATTAGCATATGAGCAAGCAAGAGAGACGAGAGATTGAAAAGGAGTTGCGCCAGTTGGAGGCAACCGTGAATATGCTCAATGAAAGACGCTACAGACTAAGAAGAAAATTGGCGGAGGGTGTTTCTACATCTTCCAACGCCCGAAAGGGTGGCTTAAGCGAAAGTGACGCAGCAGCCCTGGTAGCGAAAATGAGGGAAAAAGCATTTCAATAAAAAAGCCTCTGCTGGAAACAGAGGCCGAAGAAAACATTAAAGATTAAAGGTATGTACAAGTTAAGCAATCTCTGGCATCCCGCCAAATTTAATGCGCCTGCACCCCCGCAGGAGGAAGATCCCAACGTGACCATTGATCGAATTATTGAGGACCGTCTTTTTGGAGAGGAGGGCAGGGTATGAAAAAGATATTGGTAAGAACCTACACAATGCCTACCGACTATCATCCTAGCAATGAGGTATTGTATATAGCTCAGAATCATTTTAAAAGCTTAGGTAAAGTTGTCAACTATACCTATAACAATAAGTGGTCTTGTGAGCATGGCACCACTTCAGCAATCTTTACGGTTAGGCCGAAAAAGGAGGCGCAGCCATGAAACGTATAGCCTCTTATTACTTCATCCTGCGCTGCATTGATAGCAGCAAGACTGTTGAACAGATTGAATCCTGTGAGCGAATGATCAACAACATGACTGGCTTTTTGGGTCTGTCCTGGCTGGCAGAAAAAGCCCTGTTCAAAAAGGTCGAACTCTTAACTACCAGATACTCTATTGAATAACTAATAAACTGAACTATGAGACTAATTGCTTACATCATCGGCTTTATCATCCTTTCACCTTTACTCTTTTTGCACTCTGTTTCCAGTGGCCTTATAGGTGACTTCTTTCCTCTTATGCGGATACTGTTGTATGCGGCATTCATAAAAGATTAAACGCATTCCGTGGCTACGGAGGATGTAAATATGACGTAGCACAACCGCCCTGAAAATAAACCGATTCAAGATACGCTTAGGGGCGGTTTAAACTCAGTTCTCATAATGGCCCATATAGCAATCGTAGATGCGCCGCTAGTCTTGGTGGGGCTTTTTAAAAAGTTCTTTACATGATGGGATGGCGGAATTGGTAAGACGCTAAGCCTTGGCGCGAGTTAACCAGACGTGCAGGTTCGAATCCTGCTCCCATCACAACCATTCAGACAGGAAGAAAGACAGTTAAGGTGGAACTCCTTAGCTGACGCCGATAAAGTCGGCTTAATCAAAATTCAACATGTGCAGCCTTGTGAGGGTTTTGAGGATATGGATCCAAGGTGCCCTAAGCCAGTCGGGTAAGTGCTGGCACTTTTTAAAGTCTTTCTAAACTCAATTATATGTCACAAGCATTAACGATCAGATCACAAATTGAAGCACCGGAAACCCTTAACCGGTTTACCAAAATCTTCGGTGCTATCCAGAAGGTAGACGATACCGCAGCCAGGCAAATGTTTGAAGTGGAAAAGTTTCACTTCATGAAGGAAGTTCAGGAAAAGGGCATTCAGGACGTAACGCCTGTATCTGCCATGGGTGTTTTCCTTGATGTGGTAAGCAACGGCCTTTCCTTCGCCAGTGGTGCCAAGCATGTTTATTTAATGACCCGCAATGTGAAAGTGAAGAACGGCAACCAGGAGTCATGGGAAAAGCGCCTGGTGTTCTCGACTTCGCCAGACGGTAAGATCTTCCAGGCACAGCGCTCCGGAGCCATTGAGTATGTCACCAAGCCGGTGATTGTGTACGAGGGTGATGAATTTGCGGTTGGTACTAACGATCAGGGTGAGCAGATCATTCGCCACCAGGTTAGGTTCCCCCGCACTTCCAACAAGATCGTAGCCGGTTATGTGTACGTGGTCATGAAAAGCGGCAAGCGTGAACCCTACTGGATGGACCTTAGCGATATTCAGCGCCTTGCTGGTTATTCTGCCAAGCAAAATAAAGGGAATCCAAATGCCCTGTACAATGTCAATGGTCAGATAGATCCCGGCTTCTTTGGTGCCAAACTGATAAACTTCGCTTTAAAGAATGTTCGTAAATCGGTCATCACTTCACAGTTTGAAGTCAATGGCGATATGGGTGATGCAGCGATTATAACCGGAACAACCGAATTACCAGAGCCAGGCGAAGATGCACAGTTTGCACCGGCCATGGTTGTGGAGCCGGTTACCGCCAGCACGCCAACCGCAACCCCCTCACCAGTTAACAATACTTCTTCACCCGCTGCTACTACTGTAGTCAGCACAAATGAACCTTTCTAATCATGGAACAAAATCAAAACCTTCCTGCACTTGCTACCCAACTGGCGCAGCTTCCTGACGTGATCGCAGCCAATACTTCCCTTGCTGATCGTGCCGTTGCTACGGTACGCCAGCAGATTGAACCCCTGAAAGCTATTGACCTTGCAACCGTGGACGCTGCCACTATGGAGCAGCATGACCAATCCTTAGCCCAACTGCAAACCAGGTTGAAAGACTCCTACACCTTAATGAACGACCGCCGTAAGCCGTTCACTCAGCGTATGGATGAAATCAAAGCTCTGTTCACCGCCGAAGAAAAAAAGATCGTTGAAATCGGGAACGAGGTAAAGGCCATTCGTGATGGCTGGCAAAAAGAGAAAGGACGGCGCAACCAAATCGCCCTTGATGAGCAGCAAAAAGAGCAGGAGCGCAAACAGGCGCTGATCGACTGCAAGACCTATTTCGCAAAGCTGATCATTGACCGTTTTTCAACCGCTGCTGTCGATGCCATCAAACGCATGCATGCGAAGTTTTATGCTCAGGATGCTGCCAGCCTGGACGCCTATGCCGGTGCTCTTGCCAAGTGGACGCCGCAACTGGATAATATAACCTGGACATCCTTCCAGCAACTTATCATCAATCCAAAACCACAACTGATCA